GTTCAGTTTGAGGTTTATGCTCAAGGTGCAGGTGTTCGTCTACTAAATGTAGGTGTAACAGATCACGTACCATATGAAGAAAACAATGCTATCACAGAAGATGATGAGCTATTTATTGTATAAGGAAAAACTATGAGAGTAAGTGTTAGTGCATACATGGAAAAAGATGATGATGGTTACAGCGGAAGTGTTGATATGAGTAGGGACGATATTACAGAAGCCCATGAGTTAGCTCAACTCTTTGCTGAAGCCGCACATGCTTTTGGTTTCACATATGTTAAGTCTGTAGGTTTCGAGTGTGAAGATGGTGAAATGATGTGGGGTGACACTTAAATGGATATGGGGAAGGTTTTAATCGATGGTGATATAATTGCTTATCGTGCGGCCTTCTCCACTGAACAGATGGGGTCACAAGACACAAGAAATAAAGTTGATGACCTCATAGAATTCATTTTAGATAGCACCGTATTATTCCCAGAGTTAGGTTTAGATTATGAGGTATACCTTACAGGTAAAGGTAACTTCAGAGATGACATAGCTAAGTCATATACCTACAAGGGAAATAGAAAAAGCGTTCAGAAACCTAGGCACTTGCAAACTGCTAGAGATCACATGGAAAGCAAGTACAAAGCAAACATAAGTAAAGGAGAGGAAGCCGATGACCTCATTGCTAAAGAAGCCGCCAGACTAGATTACAAGGCTTGTGTAGCCTCTATAGACAAAGATATGTTACAGATACCCTGTTGGCACTTTAACATCGTTAGAGGTGATTATTTAGAAGTAACCCCCTTCGGGGGAATTAAGTTCTTCTATACTCAGATACTAACAGGAGATACAGCAGACAATATAGTAGGTCTGTTTCGTGTTGGTCCAGTCAAGGCTAAGAAGATACTAGAAGATGCAGAAACAGAAGAAGATCTCTGGGATTGTGTCATTAAAGCCTACGATGGAAATGAAGATAGAGTAATAGAAAACGCTAGGCTGTTGTGGCTTAGGAGAGAAGAGGAAGAGATATGGCAACCACCAAGAGTAAGATCCGACAGCAAGCTATAAAGAATGGTTATCGTTCTGGGCTTGAGGATGTCATATCTAAAGACCTCAAGGACAGGGGTGTAGACTTTGGCTACGAAACAGTTAAGATAAACTGGAAGTTAGTAGAGAACAAGACTTACACCCCTGACTTTATACTACCCAATGGTATCATAATTGAATCTAAAGGAAGGTTCGTTCCAGATGATAGGAAGAAGCACCTTAAAGTTAGAGAACAAAACCCTGACCTTGACATAAGGTTTGTGTTTAGTAATAGTAGGAACAAGATACGTAAAGGATCTAAGACTACATATGCTATGTGGTGCGAGAAGAATAACTTTCTATATGCAGATAAAAGGATACCCGACGAATGGATCAAATAACTTACCATGTACACAGAGTGATCAATGGACCATTTCAATGCCCTAAAGGTGATTGGTGGTTAACATGCAGTGTAGAAGACGTAGAAGCTAAGGAGATGTTTGAAGACGATATACCTTTTATTAACTTTGATGCCGCCTATAAATTCCAATCCTACTTTTTATCTACTATAGATCCTATAGTTATAAACATACCCTACGAAGGAAATGAATATGTCTAAGACAGCAGTTGTATTTAGTTGCGCCCACGCAGACCCGACTACAAGTAACGAAAGATTTGATTGGCTAGGAGAATTGATATATGATGTTAACCCCAATTACATTATCGACCTTGGGGATGGTGCTGATATGCGCTCTCTCAATAGTTTTGATACTCGCAGTCCTGAGGCTATTGTTAGCCAGAACTATGAACAAGATATCGAACATTACAACGAATCTATGGATAGGCTTAGACAAAAGCCCAGTCAGAGAAAATACAAAAGACCCAGATGGATTGGCTTCGAAGGCAACCATGAGAACAGGATCAAGAAAGCACTCAAGAGCGACCCCAGACTTGAGGGAGACAAGTACGGGATTTCCTTCGGGCATCTTCAAACAGACCATTGGTTCGACGACTACCACGAATACAGAAACTCAGGACCATCTATAGGTGTATATGATGGCGTATCGTATGCACACTTCTTTCAAGCAGGTAACTTCGGTTCTGCTGTGTCTGGATTACACCATGCTAATACTCTGTTAGGACACAGATATACAAGCTCTACTTGTGGTCACAGTCATAAACGTGATCTAAAGTTTAAGGATGGAGCTAAAGCTATAGGACTTGTAGCAGGTTGCTTTAAGGGTGCTGATGAGGGTTGGGCAGGTCAGTCTAATCTTGATTGGTGGAAGGGTGTAGTAATCAAACGTGAGATAGACAATGGTATGTATGAGCCAGAGTTTGTGTCGTTAAAGAGGTTAAAGGAGTTGTATGGGTAAACGTAGTAACTTTGAGAGAGTACCCAGAGATTACTATCCTACGCCCATAGAAGCTGTAGAGCCTCTTGTATACCACTTACCTTACGCATTTGATTATGTAGAGCCTTGTGCTGGTGACGGACGATTAATAAGTCACATAAATAAACTAACTCAAGGTACAGGAGAATGTATATATGCTAGTGACATTGAGCCAAGACATACTAACATATTTACTTCTAATGCTCTTAATCTTGACTTTGGTGGGTATGGAGTAATGGACTACATGATAACTAACCCCCCATGGGACAGAAAGATACTACACCCACTAATAGATCATTGGTTAGGTATATGTCCTACTTGGTTATTATTTGATGCTGATTGGATGCACACTAAGCAGTCAGCTTTGTTTATGACTTATTGTTCTAAGGTTGTATCAATAGGTCGTGTTAAGTGGATAGAAGGTAGTAAAGGTGTAGGCAAGGACAACTGTTGTTGGTACTTGTTTGATGCTTATAAAGAAGATATGAAACCAACAGAATTTTATGGAAGAACAGTATGACAATAGGATTTAGAGAATACCAACAGAAAGCAGTTAGCTTTGCTATATACCCTGCAACGCATAAGGTTCTATACCCAGCTTTAGGTTTATGTGGTGAGACAGGTGAAGTAGCTGAGAAGGTTAAGAAGCAAGTAAGAGATGGTGTGTTTAACCGACATGAGGTAGCAAAGGAATTAGGTGATGTACTGTGGTACTTGTCTAACTTAGCTAATGACATAGGTTATAACTTAGATGAGATAGCTGACATAAACATAGAGAAGCTAACAAGCCGTAAGAATAGAGATAAGATAAAAGGGTCAGGAGATAACAGATGAGGATACTAAGAGCGTTTGGTAGATGGTGGTATAGGTTTATCAATTACATGATTACATGGCAGATGCACAGAGATGCAGTAAAACATCTGAATAGGTTAACTGATAGAGAACTAAAAGATATAGGTCTTACTCGCGGCGACATAGATCGTATGATATGGTTTAAAGAAGATAGACAAGAAAGAGGCGGCAAGAAATGAGCGACAACTACTTACCAACAGACTACCAATCATTTATACACAAGTCACGTTATGCTCGTTGGTTAGAAGCAGAAGGTAGGAGAGAGTCTTGGGGAGAGACAGTAACTAGGTATATGGACAACTTAGTTAAGCCAGCTTTAGGAGATCACCCTAAGCAGATAGCAGAGATAGAGTTAGCTATACTAAACTTAGAAGTTTGCCCTAGTATGAGGGCATTGATGACTGCTGGTCCAGCTTTAGCTCGTGACAATACAGCAGGTTATAATTGCTCTTACTTAGCTGTAGATGACATAAAAGCATTTGATGAAGCTATGTTTATTTTGTTGTGTGGCACAGGTGTAGGGTTCTCTGTTGAAAGACAGTCTATACAGAAGCTACCAGAAGTACCTGACAACATGTTTAACAGTGAAACTACTATCATTGTAAAGGACAGTAAAGAAGGTTGGGCTAAGGCTCTAAGACAACTCATAGCATTATTGTATAGTGGTGAGATACCTAAGTGGGATGTATCTAAAGTTAGACCAGCAGGTGCAAAGCTAAAGACATTTGGTGGTAGAGCATCAGGTCCAGCACCTTTGATTGACTTGTTTAACTTTGTTGTACGTGTATTCACAGAAGCTAAGGGACGTAAACTATCCTCTCTTGAGTGTCACGATGTTATGTGTAAGATTGGTGAAGTAGTAGTTGTAGGTGGTGTACGTAGGTCTGCTATGATATCTCTAAGTAATCTATCAGATGATCGTATGAGACATGCTAAGTCAGGTTCATGGTGGGACAACGATCCACAACGTGCTTTAGCTAACAACTCTGTGTCGTATACTGAGAAGCCTGACAGTTTATCTTTCATGCGTGAGTGGATGGCTCTAGTGGAAAGTGGGAGTGGTGAACGTGGTATCTTTAATCGTGAAGCATCTAAGAAGCAAGCGGCTAAGAATGGTAGACGTGATCCTAACTTTGAGTTCGGGACGAATCCTTGCAGTGAGATAATTTTACGCCAGAACCAATTCTGTAACTTAACGGAGTGTGTAGTACGTTCTACAGATACAGTAGAAGACTTAGAACGTAAGGTTAGGATAGCTACAATACTAGGTACTATACAATCATCGTTTACTAAGTTCCCATACTTACGTAAGATATGGCAAAAGAATACTGAAGAAGAAAGACTACTAGGTGTGTCTATGACTGGTATTATGGACAATCCTATAATGACAACTGCAAACAAAGGATTGGAGAATACTCTTGAACACCTCAAACAGATCGCTGTCGATACTAATGCTACTTGGGCTAAACGCCTTGATATCCCTGTCAGTACTGCTATCAGCTGTGTTAAACCAAGCGGTACTGTCAGCCAACTGGTTAACAGTAGCAGTGGGATTCACGCTCGTCACTCAGCCTATTATATTCGCACTGTACGCGGAGACAACAAAGACCCCTTAACACAGTTTATGATAGACCAAGGTATACCTAATGAGCCAGATGTAATGAAGCCAGAACAAACTACTGTGTTTAGCTTCCCTATGAAAGCTCCAGAAGGTGCAGTAACTACTTCTGATATGTCTGCTATAGAACAACTAGAGATGTGGTTAGCCTATCAGCGTAGTTGGTGTGAGCATAAGCCTAGTGTGACTATTAATGTTAAGAAAGATGAATGGTTCGAAGTAGGAGCATTTGTATATAGACACTTTGATGAAATGTCAGGTGTGTCGTTCTTACCATTCAATGAGCATACTTATCAACAAGCACCTTACCAAGATGTAAACGAGAAGACATACTTAGAGCTACTAGGTTCTATGCCATCTTCTATTGACTGGACTAAACTATCAGAATACGAACAAGAAGATAACACAGCAGGTAGCCAGACACTAGCATGTTCTGGAGATAGCTGTGAGATTGTAGATCTCGTTTAATGTGGATAGTAATAACTAGAAACCAATGTAACTTCTGTGATGCCTCTTTACAACTACTAAGGGGTGTCGCAGGTAGTCAGGTAACAACATACAATGTTCAGTCGCCAAGTAGTAAATGGTTATTGACTTTAATGCGTAAGTCAGGCTATACTACAGTACCACAAATATTTAAACCAGATGGCACTCACCTTGGGGGCTATACAGAACTAAGGGAATACTTAAGTAAAAATGGCTAAGTGGAATTTAGATCAGAAACAACAAAAAGATACGGGCTTCGACCCAGTTAACAAACCTGCTCACTACAACCAAGAAGGTATAGAATGTATTGACTACATTAGACAAGTGTTAGGTACTGATGGTTTTATAGCCTACTGTCATGGTAACATGATTAAGTATCAACATAGGTATAGATATAAAGCTAATCCTGTAGAAGATATGAAGAAAGCAGAATGGTATCTTAAGCGTATGAATGAAGCATTAGCGGAGAAACATAAATGACAATAAACGAAGGAATACTGCTAGGTAATCTAGCTCTATCTACTTACTTAGTGTGGATGATATCTAAGCTAAATCAAGATATAAAAACTCTATTCGAAGGTCTAGCAATTACTATGGATGCAGTAGGTGTTAAGTAGCCCCTGAGAGGGAAATTAAGCGTGGTGTGACAGAGGTTAGAGCTTTTCATAGGCTAACCTACCTGCGAGGGAATTAATAGGTTCACACCACGAGTACAGAATCAAAAAAGCCGTAGGTTTCCTTGAGTGGATACCTACGGCTTTTCTTTTGTTTACTTCTCAATCATCTTGAGAGCTTGTCTTAGTGTTTCTTTGTTACGCCTTGACCAACCCCTACCAAAGTGTTTGTAGTCATCTAAACTTTCGTAAAAGGATTTACGTACTGTATATACGTAGTCTATAATAAACTCAGGGTCTTTCTCCATTACCAACCCTACAGTTTGTTTTCCTATAGATCCATCTACTGTAGCTCCTACAGCACGTTGTACTGCTTTAGCAGGTCTACCTGATCCAGAATTTACAGCCCAGTCAAAACAAGCCCAGTCTAAGCCCGATGGAAGCAGGTCTCCTTTAACTCTATCCCAGTAGTTCTTTTTGTAGATAGGAGCTACATCATCTGGAGTTAAGTCTCTCATTTCTTGTTCAGTAGACTCTCTATCAATCCACTTGTCGTACACTCTTTTAGTTACACCTAAATTAGTCATACCACCTTTATCGTGGACGTTATTTACGTAACCACCTTCGTGTTCAAGTAACATATGTAGGCATTTATCAAAGTTGTTCTTCATGCTTATTTCTTTCCAAAGTATTTACTTACACCACGCATACCAATGCTGGCACTTACAATACCACCTAGTGAATACTGATACCAGTCAGGCATAATCTCTAGAGCAGTAAAACCTGCTTGTACTATCTGATTACCCCAGTCCCCACAGAACGCTAATATAAGGGGAATACTGAACAAAAGTGTAATCCACTCATCTTTCCAGCTATTCTCTGTAGCCTTCATTGCGGCTATGTCCCAGTCTATCTCACCTGTAGCTATTTTCATCTTAGTTTCAGCTTCTGCTTTCTTTACAGCAGTCTTACCTTCGATCATAGTACCAGCTAAATTAGCTACCTGACCTATTAAGTTTAGTCCTAACATTAGTAGTCATCCTTCTTCTTAATATTAGTAAAACCAAAGAAGGCTGTAACTATACCAACAACTGCTATACAGTATGTAGGAGCAATAGCAGTTAAATTATCTGCCGCAACTTCTTGCCCTAGTATATTACATATAATAATCATAACAGGATAAAGTAGTAACCCTGCTAAAGAGAACCAGACCATCTTACGCTGTTGGTCACGTTTGCTGTTCTCATCTTCTA